AAACATTTTTTTATCTCTCCTAGCATGCCGACAAACAAAGCCATTTCAAACAACTGTGCTAGGTCAATAAGTTCTTGTGCATTTTCTTCAAGATTTTCTTCATCTCTCATTCTTCATCACCATCGCCATCATCTTGGAAATTTGATTCTATCTCCAAGATGATTTTTTGAGCTTCTTCTTCTGTAAGATTATACTGCTTCATCAAGTACCACAATTTAAGTGTATTGCTTTCAAAAGCAATAGCGTCTTCTCTCATCCTTTTAGCCATAGCTTGTTTATCTTCGATGTAGCTGTCATCAAAGTCAACTTTAATTTCATCAACCATGATATTAGACTGATTATTGATATTGTAGAAATAGACAATTGCATGAACTATATCTTTGATATACTGTATGCTCTCATCTCTTTGTTTGTTGATTTCCTGCATGCTGTCTTGTTTATCGCCTACATATTCGGTAGCGGTCAATATTCTGCCTTGCTCAAAAGTATATTTTTTTGTACCGAATCCGAACGACATCGAGAGCATTGACAAGGACAGCTCTAACGACCTTTCAATTTCATCAATACGAACAGTTGGATTATATTCTTGATACATCGCTTTTTCCTCGGGCAATTTCTCGCTTCCGACTTGAACGAAGATTTTTTTCATTTCTTTGGTTGGTGGTATGACTTCACCTTCCTCATTCCGTTTGCACAGTTCTTCATTTATAAGAACAATTTTATCAGACTTGTCTAAATCTCTTTTCCACATCGTCATAACAAGGTCAATGATTTCAAGGCAAGGAATAGCACTCCATAATTTCGGATAGCCGTATCCTTTCATTTTCATGTTATTATTTTCAGCTGTTCGCATAATCGCAAAAGGCTTGACATCGCTTAACTCTACAATCTGTGTTCTGTTGACAAGCTCTCTGCCGTTTTCATCAAATTGATAGTTCTCGCATTTGTATAGCCCGTTTTCTATTTTGAAAATAATTAAGGTGTAAACGTCTTTATTATCCTCGATATCATGACCTGTGAATGCACATTCGATTATCTGATTGTGAATAACTGTTAATGGAACGATATTTAATGTATCACAATATTCTATAATGATTTCTCCATTGATAAAAGTACCATCATCTAATATGTCTGCATTGTCTATTCTGATATAAGCACCGACAGTTCCATTTGCCGACATTTGCTCAACTTGTTTTCGATACATCACCTTGAAATTATTGTCGTCTAGCACTTTATTGATGAGATCGTTTATTTCATTGCTTTGACTAGCGTTTATTTCTGCACATTCTATTAAATTGGCGTCATCAGCACATAGTCTTTTAGCAAAGTTCGTTCTTTCTAAATCATATCTTTCGCCATTGACTGTCATCGCCTTATGAAAAGGCAATGCCTCATTTGTGTACCATTTATTTGTTACGTCAATAATACTATCTAGCGCATTTATATCAACTCTATATCCTTTTTTAGCTAAAAAGCTTGTTATAAAATTTTGTATTCTATCACCCCGTCTATCGTTTTAATTCTATATATTTCGTATGTGTAATGAACGTGTAACAGAAGCTATCCCAAATATCATTGATATTATCAATGTTTAAATCTTCCGGAATGTCTGGCTCTTTCTCATCCCATTTCAGCCTTGACAATGCTTTAATTATTCCTTTGCATTTTCGATTGATTTTCAATCTATCTGTACAAAGTAGCAAGTCAACCATTTGCGGTCTTTCCCTTACTTCGTTCTTGACTACACCTGCAATATTGCTGTATCTTAGATTGTTTTCTTTTGCTGCACTTCTAAGCGTATTTATAAGGGTGTTAGAAGCACTATCACAGAATATCCATTCTACATACCCCCATTTTTCTAAAACACGTCTATAAAACAAAATAAACTCTTTACAAAGTCTTTTAGCATCTATCCCATTGCTTTTTTCTATCTCATGTTCTTCTAATGCTATCAAGTCTTTCCAACCATTTTTAAAACCCATAGCTGTAAACACATATTTTGACCCACTATCGCCAAAGTCAATACCAATAATAATATGACTGAATGTTTTTTCGATTTTTTTCTCATCAATCAAGTATGGTTCAGGATCATTTGCAAAATAACGGAAGATTAACCCTTCGGCTACTGCTCTATCGCCTAAAATATCACGTTTGTACCAAACTGTATTTTTGTCATAAGTTTTCAAAATTTCCCTTAATCGTTTATTAGAAATACTCATATTATCGGCAATCGTGAAATGCCCATAATTATAGCCGTAATCATCATCTTCTTTTTGCATTTTCTCATGATAGGCTAATATTTCAGTATAATAGAAATGATGCTCTTCTTTTGGATTTAAATCGTGAAATATCTTTCTATTAGAAGATGACAGCGTTCTATCAAATACTTCTTTCAGAAAATTCTCATGACATTCATTAGCCTCTGTTATATATGCACTGCCTATTGTGAAACCTTTGATATAAGCTTCGTCACCGTTCTTTCTTCCACCAGCAACAAGTATAATCTTTTCACCTGTTTTTGTCTGAACGTAAATACACGTTTTTTCTTGAAATTTCCCCTCTCGATATCTTCCCTCATAATAATTGAAAATACCGTATCCATCACATTCCGCAATATTTATTCTAGCCGTGGCATTTGATACACCTGCTATTAAATGTATTTTGTCAGGGTGTGTTTCAAGATTGATACAGAAAGCATAGGTGTTTAGAACGTTTTTAGACCCACGCTTCCCGCCTTCTGCTACATTTAGCCATGATGTAAGTGTTCGCCTTAAATAATTCATCTGACGCTCATTGAACGCACAAGGTATATTTATTCTTCAAAATCCTCTATCGCTCTTGTAGGCGCAATATTATCAAGCACAGACGCATTTAATTCATTTATCTTCGTTACATCAATAACGCTTTGCTCAACTTTATCCGTTTGCCCCAAGAACTGCTTACCTAGAAAAATTGCCATCGAGGCATTTCTTTCAGCAAGTTGCCATTGCATTCTTCTTAGCGATATCTTTCCTAATCCTCTCTTTTTGGCGAATACTTGGGAAAAACCGTCATTATACGTTTTTTTGCACCATGATTGCAGTGTTTTCTCTGAAATATCAAAAAACGCACATATCTCCGCTTGTGTACATTGCAATGAACATAATTTTTCAAATTGTTTAATGTCAATTTCTTTTTTTGGTCTAGCTATTTTATCACCTTCTTGTTTTTAAACCATTCTTTTTCTAAGCTATCTAAATGCTTCTGTAAATCATTTCTACGCTTCCATGAATCCGTTGTATATATTTCCCTTTTGATCGCTAACATTTTTTCTATCATTTCTTTAATTCCTTTCAAAAAAATCCATGCTATGAAGCATGGTAAATTAAATGGTTGCAGGGGCAGGACTTGAACCTGCGACCCTCAGCTAATAAGACTGATAAGCTTCCTTCTGCTCCACCCTGCCTTATTCGGTGGATTTTATCCACCTTATAAAATTAAAAAGAAAGAGGTGCAATTCCATGACTGCACCTATATGATACCATGCAAACGTTACGCATGGTTTATCATCTTTAAACCTTTTTTCAAATTTCTGCTAACTGTCGCAATAGAGAAGTTTGTTTTTTTTGCAATCGCCTTTAACTCCATCCCTAATATGTACCTGTAATGTAGCGCTCTATAAACATCTACATTAGATGATGTTGTTGAAATCGCCTTTTCTATGGCTTTCATTCTTTCTTCCAATATAGCAATTTCCTCTTTTCTATTATTTCTAATAGCCTCTGTTCTCCATTTCTTCAACGGCACGTATTGTTCTAACTCTTCCTTTGTTATTATAATCCCTCTCCTTCTTCTGCAAAATGATATTCTATTAAATCAGCTATCATCAAATATTCTTTTTAAATTTTCCCTTTTCTTGTTTTTTTAACCTGATTTCTAAACTCCCCTAATGTGCCAGTGAAACACCCACAATTCACACCAACACTTCCATTTTTCTGTTTATAAAACGTGGTGTTTCTATATTCCGTTCCAAAACCTTTAACACATGCATAATCACCATCATCACACACCATAGCGTTACCACACACCATAGCGTCATCACACACCCTAGCGTTACCACACACCTCAGCGTCATCATATATCCAAGCGTTACCATACACCTCAGCGTTGCCATACACCTTAGCATCATCATATATCCAAGCGCTACCAAGATGGCTTAAATTACTTTCTTTTTCTATAAAACCGCCTAAATCTCCAGCTTTTACATCACCAAAATCAATCAAAGCCTTAATTCTGTATAATTTTTTACCTTCTATTTGTATTGTTTCATTTGTCAATTCATGAAGAATTAGAAAATCCCCAATTTGATAATCACAGTCGTTTTTCCTTATCTCAAATGTTTTATTTCCGTTCCAAACATCATCAAAATAAGGTTGTATAAGTTTTTTATTATGCGTTTTCATTCTTCATCACTCCAATCTAATGCTTGTCCACAATGATAACAATAATCACTAACCCTACCTGTAATTTTTCCACCACACTTCGGGCAAGTATATTTTGTGATATATCTTATGTCTTGTATTTCATCTTTTATTGCTTTCTTAGGTGTTGCTTTTTCTTTTAATTCAAGATACTCATTGTATTCTTCTTCCGTAATTGCTACTGCTTTAATTTCAACCATTATTTCATCTCCTCACTTGTATCGATTTCTAACGCTATGCTTTCTATTTCTTCTTTTATGTTTTTAAACGCTTTTATGGTGTTTTCTAGCGTTGTTTCATGTGTTCTTACATATTCAGCTTGCATTTCTCTTAAAATACGCTCCAACGCCATATTTAAGCGTTGGTGATATGTTGCATTTGCTAAATATAATGAACCATCTTTTTGTGTTGTTTTTTCCTCTTGTACTATATAGCAATTACCGTCATGGCTGATAACATATTTTTTAAATCTAATCATCTTCAACCACCTCACAATTATCTAAGATTTCTCTTAATGTCATAGATGTATCATAAACACCTTTAAAATGTCCTTTTGTATAGAAAAAATATTTTGTTGCATCATAACACTCGAAGCGTCTTGCTCCACACCCTGTCCTTTTGTATAGAAAAAATATTTTGTTGCATAATAACACTCGAAGCGTATTGCTCCACACCCTAAAAAAATCAAATAATCCAAGAAATCATATTCCCATTGTTTCAATTTGATAGGCTCTCTGTGTTCTTGCAGTAACGTTTGAACACATAAATCAATATTATTACTAAATTCACATTCATAACATTCTTTATCATGACACTTACCACCATATTTACAAATATGAGCGGTGTAACATAACGCACAACCTTCTTTGATTAAACCTTTTGAAACATAATATTCTAAATTAGTCATTTAACTTTCCCTCTTTTCTTAAAAAGGCAGTTAGCTATCCGCCAATCCTTTTTTCAATTTCTTGTCGCAACCTCGCAAATTCTTCATCACTTGGCTTTTCTGTAACCAGCGATATTTCTTTACTTTGAAACTCATTAACGTTTATCATAGGTTTATATGTTGAGGATTCATCTTGCTTTCTTGCTAACCTTGAATTAATAAATCTAAGAATCCCACGTTTTGTTTTTCTTTTTGTAGGGTTGGAATTACACCAACCCTTCATTTTTTTGAGTTCCTGGATTATATCAACTGCCGGATAAAGTTCTTTATACTCGTCAATCATTTTTTGATAAATAGGATATTCAGATTTATCGTTTAATGTAATTGTAATGATTGGTTGTTCATGAGTGATTGTATCGCTCTGAACATATATATCTTCCTTATCTATACTAATCTTATCTATACTATTCTCTACTATACTAATCTTATCTATGCTGACATTCGGGTGTCGGTTGGTTGTCATTTGGTTGTCATTTGGTAAATCGCCGTTTTCTTCTAATAAATTATTGGTATAACTCCCATTTTCTTTTATGTTTATCTGTTTTCTTTCTTCCTGATACAACGTTTCTTTTGCTCTATCTTTTCTAATGGTGTTATGAATTAACCAATGCTTAATGACAACCACTCCACTTTCAAATGGAATAATGAATTTTTTAGCAATAAGAAGTTTTAAATCATCTTCCCCACATCCTATCATTCTTGATATTTTCTTAGGACTATTAATAAATCCTTCATCATCAGCTCGCATTGACAGATGAAAATAGAGCGCTTGTGTAGAAAGGTGCATATCTAAGAATGCATCACTATCAACTATTTTTTTTGAAAACATACGTTTTTCTG